ATATAAACCCTGATAACTCAGGTGAGATTATTTTTTTTAATATAGTATATTTATTTTTTTTAAATGACATTTTTCTCCTTTATTTAAATGGGTACCCTAAATTCCAAATAACCAAACTATTTCTTTCTCCACTTTTAACTGGACATATTCTATGCCACACAAAAGAAGGAAAAACAACTAGAGATCCTTTAGATAATATTTCAGTGCATTTACGTATGTTAGGTTTTTTATTTGGTTCATTATTTCTAAAATCAAATTCTAGTTCTCCACCTTTATAATCTTTTGGATCTGATAAAGATACTGTTACTGATAGTTTTCTAATTTTACCATGATAAGGTGTGTCTGGTTTATTGTAGGGTTTGTCCCAGCTATCACAATGCCAATCATAATATTGGCCTTTTTTATATTTTGTAAACTGACATTTTTCAGAAAAATCCCAATCGAAATTCCATCCTGAATCTCTGTTTGCAGCCTCTATGTACGGATGTATTTCATTATAAATCCAAGTGTCATCTATCCAAACAATATTTGAGTTTCTTGTTTTTTTTATATCTTTAATTTCTTTTTTATTTAGTTTTTTATTATCATAACCACCAGTAATAGCCATGGTGTCTTGAATTTGATGACCATAACGAACAATGTCATCACAAATACGTTCTGGAATTACTGATTTAAAATAATGATAATAATTAAATAACTGCATATACCACTTTCTATTTAAAAATATCTTAATTTAAAACAAAAGTAAATAATGAATATTATAGTTTATTGAGACACCCAAGTTGTTCCATTCCATTCATAGACTTCACTATGTTCAGTGCCGTCATATTTACGGGCTTCCCAACCTTTAGTGTTATTGGTCTGGTAAATATCTTCGTTCCAATATATTAAATAAATAAATGTAATTGGATCTTGTCCATCATCTACAATTGTTGGATAAGTTATAGGTGCTTGCCAATCATCATTAACATCTAATGTCCATGAAGAAAATGGTCGAGGTGAAATAAATTTATCTTTTGTTGAATCATAAGTAAAACCTATACTAGCATATTGTTTTCTAAAATTGTTATTGTAAGAAGTCTGTACCCATTTAATACCATTTGTTGAAAAAGGAACTATTGTCTCACAAAAAGTAGCTGCTGTTTCTGATTGATCTCCGCCATTAGCATCAACATCAACATTATCAAATACTAATACTCTTAAAACTTTATTGTTGTTATCTAGTTCTGCAAAATGTGCCATAATATTAACTTAATGTTAATGTTCCCGATGTATTAAATGTTGCAACTTTATCACTTCCTGTAGTTGAAACTGAATTACTTCCTGGAGAAACAGATACACCTGCTGAATTAGGTACACGTATTATAACTTGTCCAGAACCACCTGATCTACCACCAGAGTTCCAGTTTCCGCCACCGCCACCGCCACTGTTAGTCGATCCGCTATTACCACCGCTACCAACACTATTTGCTCCATTTCCTCCGCCGCCGGATCCACCGCCGCCGCCAGATGACCAACCGGTCCCACCGCCGCCGCCAGATTTTGTAGTAGGTGTTCCTGTAATTGTGCTTGCAGTACCAGATCCACCAGGACCTCCGTTGTTAGGAACTGAAGGTGATCCTGAACTACTAGCTCCACCGCCACCACCTCCAGCTAATCTTTGTCCAGATCCACCAGGGTTTCCTTGAGAAGGACTTACAGGTGGAGAGTTTCCTGATCCACCAGGATTTACTGCACCAGGACCGCCTGGCATTCCGCCACCTCCTCCAGATCCACCACTTCGTCCATTATTACTTGCATTGGCACCGCCGCCACCGCCGCCACCTGAAGATGTTATTCCATTAAAACTTGAAGTTCCTCCGTCACCACCATTAGATGGTGATGTTCCAGGTGTTCCACCACCACCGCCACCAACAGTAATAGGATACGATCCTGCTGATAAAGAAAAAGGAGTTGCCGGTGCGGAATAAGAAGTTCTATGACCTCCAGCTCCTCCGCCACCCATTCCTCCAGCTCCACCGCCTCCAGCTACAATTAAGTAATCTGTAGCAATAACTGATGAGGCACCTCGAAACTGACCTATAGAAATTTGTCCTGAACTTGGAATAGGACCATTAGGTGCAGGTGTAGCAGGACTAACTAAAGATCCTCCTAAATAATATTCTGATATTTGTATTGGATCTGATCCACCAAATTCAGTTTGAATATCTGTTAATTTTGTATCTGTACTAGGAACAGCCATTACTTAATTCCCCTTATTTGATAAACTGTCTACCTTGTCTTGTAATTGTTTGACTGCTTCTATTAATAAACAAGTAAGTCTATCATATTTAACTGCTTTAATTCCATCTGGTCTTTGTCCAACTGCTTCTGGTAAAACTTTTTCTACTTCTTGGGCAATAACTCCTACATCTCTTTTTCTAACAAAGTAACCATCTTCGCCACCTCTTTGATCTATGTAAGATTTTTTCCAATCAAATAAAACTCCATTTAATTTTTGTATAGCTTCTAATGGGTTTGGAATGTTTATTATATTTTCTTTAAGTGCAACATCAGAAGAATAGAAAGCTGTTACGTCATTAGTAGCTCTTATCTCTCCAGTTGTTCCTGAAGCTGCAGTTCCAACTCCAAAAGAATCAAACTGAACATCACTACCTGTACCAACTCCAAGAGAAGTTCTTGCTGTTGCTCCTGACTCAGCTACAAAATTTGAACCATTACCTACGATAATATTGCCATCAGTAACTGCTAAACCAGCAATATCAGCTAATTGTGCATCATAAGCTTGAACATCACTTCCAATAGCTACACCAAGAGAAGTCCTAGCAGTAGCGCCATTTTCTGCAATCCACGTTGAACCGTTACCTACAATTATATTACCGTCAGTTTTTGCTAAGCCTCCTATCGCAGTCAGATCCGCATCATAACCTTGAACACTTACTCCTATATCAGCATCTCTTACAACATCAGAAAAAACATCAGTCACTGCTGTTCCTGTTGTAAATACAATTGTTTTACTTCCTTGAGCAAGAGCTACACCGTTACCAGCGTGACCTGTATTTGCAAAAGTTAAAGATTGAGATCCAGTAGTATTATTAAATAAAATATATTCACCTTCTACTGCATCAGTAAATACATGAATATCTCCAGTTAAAGCACCAGTAAATTCTATTGTTTTATTGTGAACTTGATCATCTGTAGTTGAATCATCTGTATTAGTAGTAGAAGTATTAGATACTAAAGTTACATTAGCAGAACCTGCTACACTTACAGCAACGTATCCTCTAACTGTACTATCAATCCTGTTTAAAACATAATTTACAAAATTACCCCAAGTACCTGAGTTTTCTCCTGAAGCTTGTCTTTCTAATTTTAATCTCGATGTGTAAGTTGAAGCCATAATTATTTATACCTTAAAAATTTATATATATAATAATACATATTTGTATTGATTTGTACACTAAATATTAGTCCAAGTTTCAGTACTGTCATCTGCTATTGGATCCCAAAATCTTAAATTTACTGGTGTAACAGTTATTTCTTGACCTGTTTGAAGAATAATATTATTAGTATTAAGAGAAACATTAGATAAACCCGTAGTCATTTCTTGACCAGTCATTAATTGAAAATGTTCAGCACTAATAGTAATAGAACTTACATTAGCATTAGCACCGTTTCCAGTAATAGGAAGTATTTGATCTGCACTAATTATAAAACTACCAGATGAAGTATTTAAAACTTGACCTGTTAATAAACCACTAAAAGCTATTCCAACAGCTGTATTACTTAAATTAGCATTTATAGTAAATTCAGGAACTACTACCGTTATAGCTCCACCTGCAGCTATTGTATAAGTTCCAATAGTTGTACTAACTTGTTGACCTGTAGTAGAAAGAAAGTTATTAGATGATACAATAAAATCACCTCGAGAAACTACCGCACTTTCACCTGTAATTACTACTGGAGAATTACCTATAATATTTGCAACATTAGATACAGAAGCAGTTACAGATTGACCATCTTCAATAAATACATTTCCATTTCCAGTAACAACTTCTCCTAATGGTGTACTCCAAGCTCCACTACTATATTCTTCTCTATTCCAACCATTACCAAAATTAAGTTCAAGTTCTATTTGTTGAAGTGCAGTAATAGTAACTTCTCTACCTTCTCCAGTAGATACACTATTAATTGATGATGTAACTTCTTGACCAGCAACAAATAAATCTGTGACAGCAATCCCTACATTAATGTCATCACTAATAGCACTGTTTAAAACTTGACTAGAAATGAATGACACAGAAGGTGCAACAGCAACTATATTACCAAGTGACGTTGATGTTGATATTCCTGTAATGATAGCTAGTGCATCAGGTGATGTACTCCATGCACCTGAGCTCCAGCCAAATCTATTCCAGCCGACAGTAGCACTCATAAGGAATTTCTCCTTATGCTATTCTGATTAAGCCAGCAGATGCGTTAGCAGTTGGAAACTGTAATTCAAAAGTTCCATTTGTAGAAGTTTTAACTCCTCCAAAATCTAAAACTGCAATTGCAGCATTAGCATTAGAATTATTGTACAGTAAAGCAGCTTGAGCAGATATAGTTGCATTTGGAAATGTAACATTGTCCGCATCAAAAATTGCAGTAGTTCCATCTACAGAGATAGCTACATTAGTTAATGTGTTACCACCAACAGTGTAGTTACCACCAGTTACTTCATCTGTTGTTATATA